AGTCTGGCTGGGGACGCGCTTAGGGGCACCCCCCTGGCCCCTTGAGGCCCCTTCGAGGTCGCCTCTAGAGGTGTGCTCGTCGTCCGCCTGCTGAGTCGTTACAGAAGGCGTGAGAGGGGCCTCGATAGGTGCCGCGGTCCTCGTCGTCATGGTCTAGATGCCACGGCGTGTTGGGTGCGATAGGTAAGCCGCATCGTGAGCATGCGGTCGTGCCTGCCTGCACCTCGAGGTTGAGCCTTGCCCTCGTGCGTTGATGCTTCGACCCATAGCCTCGTGCTGTGCTGGTGCCACGCTCAGCCTCATACGCTGCGTTGTGTGCAGTGCAGTACCTACCATCAGCAACGTGAGGGCAGCCGGGCTTAGGGCAGATGCGCTTAGCTCTCGGCATCTTCGCTTGTGAACGTGGCGGCAGAGGATAGCGTCAGCGTTCCAACTCCGCCAAGGTTGACGCGGGTTTCCCTTCGCCCTACGAGATAGCGGGGCGCGTCGTCTGCGTATCGTGGCTGACTCATCATGTTAGCTTCGTGGGTTACTTCGAATAGGGTTCCACTCACTGTTACGCCTGCCTGCGAGTCAACGACTGACACGCGCGTTCCGATGTGGGTTCCATTGAGTTCAAGGATTGATGTGCTCATGTTCACTCCTGGTTAGACTGCTCTGGTGGGCGCACGGAACGTCAGCTCTACGTGCTCGGCACTGATGGCACTGTTGCGTACCTCATGCAGTCGTGGTGTGCCATTGACGATGCGTCTGCGCTTGAGTGCTTCCGTGTTCATGGTCGCCTCAGCTTCACGCAAGCATTCCTGTACGTGTGCGGGGTTAGCTTTCAGTCCTGCCGCTATGGTCTTGGTGACCAGTAGGCTTGCCTCAATCTCCACGTTTCCCCCTTAAGTTAGTGTGGCCGCGTCTCACGACGAGGGCCGTGCGCGTAAGCCAGCGCGGCAGATAGTGTTGACCAGCCTTTCAACCAGAGGTGCCTATCTTGTATCGACTAAGTTTCAATACTTAGTCGTCTTCGGTTTCGTCAGTGAGGACGAATTCGAAGTCCATGGCGTCGTCTTGCCCGTCCTTGTATCCGCGCGCATAGACCCCGAGTTGGAGCGTGGCGGTGTCTTCGCGGATGTTCTCAGCCTTAGCCTCGAGGAGTTCGACCAGTGCGTTGATGAGTCTCATGCGGCCATCTCCATCCCATCCACCAGTGCAACCCCGTTGCGAATGCGGTAGACGTAGGGCCATGATTCGGTGTCGTTGTAGTAGGCGAGCCCGAATCCTTGCTGCCAGTTCTCAACGATCCTTGCGGCTGTACCGTCAGCACCGATAGCGCCGTTCACGCTGGGCACTGCACCGTCTACACGGCACAAGCAGCCAGGGTTAGCGGAATAGGATTCAACGGCTTGACCACGGGCGCCTGTGACGCTCCGGTACGTGACTTCTACCCGGTGCGTGTGGCCTGCCCATGTGTTGAGGTGCGGCAGCTCAAAGACGTACTGAGCCGTCGTGGATCCGCGGCTGTTCGCTTTGGTGCCGTGAATGTTGCGGGTCGTGTCATTATCCCAATCACAGGCGGCAGGGTAGGCGTCAATGTACTTGATGCCCAGCTCGTCGAGCCGGAGCAGGTGGGGCAAGCTCATGACAGGCCACGACTCAGGTAAGCCAGCACGTTTGAGGCCGAACGCAGCGAGTGCGTTGGCTTCGATGAAGTTCTGCATGCGCTTGTCGTGGTTGCCTTCAATGACGATTATCTCGGCATCGGGGCATGCGGCACGGAGTGTCGCGAGGAATAGGTGTCCGCGGTTAAGTGAGGGCTGTGTGGTCTGCGCAAACGATGCTTCCTGAGCGAACCGGCCTTGCGAGGCGAGGTCCAGGAAGTCACCGAGGATCTGGATCTTGTCGGGCTGCATCTTGAGCGCGGCCTGAACGAACACGTCCATTGCCTTGTCATCATGGAACGGGTCGAGCGTGCCGTCAGCGAGGCGACGGAACCCGATCTGCGTATCAGCACCTTTGAGGGCCAGCCTCATGCCACGAACGGGCTTAGCGGGGCGGTCGGCGATGGTCACGGCAACGGGCGCGGCCTGCTGAATAACAGGCCATTCCGGTCCTTGTTCAGACTTTCCATCGGAACCAGAAATAGGGCGGACGTTATTTAGCTTATTCCAGAAGCCGCCTGCGGGGTTCGAGGTCCAGCCATGAGAGAACGTGACCAAGTCGGGATCTTGCCCGGTTGAGCGGATGAACGCGCGGTAGTCGTCAAAACCCCACGGCTTATCGCTGTAGCGGGTGTATGAGCTGGAGCCATCCGGGTTGTGCTGCTCGGACTCGCCAGGCGCCGACTTGACTTCACTCTTAGAGCAAACACAATTGCCCGACCTGTGGTCGTTGATGACTGACTTGCTGATCCCAGTGAGCTTCGCGGCCTGACGCGAGGTCATCGCTTCGGTGTTCGGTGTCCAGGCGGAACCGTATCGGCACTTGCTCATTTGGTGTCCTTTGGTTGCTCAAGCCATGCGGGTCGGTCGCTAGTTGGAGAATGTGTTGCCCGTGTAGACGCCCTTGGGGCTGTGGACAATGGTGGTCGGCGCCCCGAACTTGACGTTGGCGATGACTGGCCGGCGGAGAAGGATGTTGTAGATAGCTTTTACGGCAGACATGTGATGCTCCTTGCTCGATGGGTAGGTTTAGACGACTACTGGCTCTGCCCGCTTGGTGCGCTCGTGGCGCTAAGTCTTCGGGGGTGTTCGCCGTCAGTGGGCTGGCAGGATTCGAACCTGCGAAGTTCCCCGTTATATAAGGGCGCGTAATGCCTCACGCCTCAGCCCGTCCATGTACTTGTTGAGCCGCGCATGGTCGCGGACATTAATCCCTCTCGCGTGGCAGCTCTATGGCTGAGCAGGCCGCGGCTTGCGAGGCGTGGAAAGGCGTAAACCACATCACGGCTAATACGCTTCACCACGCGAGAGGAAACTTAGATGGTCGCCTTGATGGTCCCGATGAGGATGGTTCGTGCGTTCATGATTCCTGCGCGTGCGCCGGCGGTGGTTAGCTCGTCCAGGCGCTCATCCATCGTGCGGACTAGCACGCGGAGGGCTTGGGCATCGTTCAGCTCGGCGACGGCTACGGGGTGGCGAGGGCGTGCAGATGGGTTATACATGCCGTCCCTCCGTTTCATTCGAAATGTCCGTCATCGGCGATGTGCTTATTGAGTGTGTGGCGTTCGTCCAAGAGCGCGGCGAGCATAGGCCTGACCGCTTCCTGGTGTTTGTTCCAGTGATGTGCGCAAAAGTACAGTTCGCCGTCACCCTTGCTCCACACGATGATGGCGAGGACGTAGGCCCTAGAGCCGCAGCGGTCGCACCTGTGTGAGTGATTCAATGCGGGCGCTACTGATTCAACCTGAACACTCATGACCGCTCCCTGCTCCGAGGAATGCGAAGGGCCCCGATTTCTCAAGGCCCTTGCGTTATGCGACTTTCTTGTGATCTATGAAGCCGGTCATTATCGGCTTGCCATGCTCCCTGCGCACCCTTGCTATATGCGTTAGGAGGTCTGCGGTTCGTTCGAAGTTCTCTCGGCGCCCTTGCCGGATGTTCGCAAACTGTATGTGTCGCTCTCGCTCTTTTGCTCGCCCGCCGGGCTCCGTTGCCAGGATGTCCTTTGGCTCAACCCGGAGGCTGTTGATGCGCTGCCGCATGTTCGCCGTGTAGCCGATCTTGATCCATTCGCCGATGCGAATGTAGTAGACCTGCGACTGCTCTTCGTAAGCCTTGGTGACTTCCGGGGCGACCAGTGGGATGTTCAGCTCAGCACGTCGTAGCCGCTCGAAGTGGCCCTTCATCTCGCCCGTCACCCGTGCGTGCATGTTGAGGTAGACCTGAAATGCGTGGTCGTAGCAGAGTGCAACTGGCGTGCCGTTGAGCACGTACCCTTTGCATTTCCTGCCGCTCTCGTGGATTGCTATGCACGGCGTTTTCTGTGTATCGTTGGTCATATCGGCCTCTCAACTAGGTCGGTCAAGCCCCCAGTTGTTAGCGCAACGTGGGGGTTCTTTGTGTCCCCTGCAACGGGAAAGGCCGCCCGGTTTCCCTTGGCGGCCCTTCCTCGATACCTTTTTCAATCTACCTATAGATTATCAGGATTTGGGGTAAAAGTCACTGCGAATCACTGTATTGGCACAGTAGTTACCATCTCGTTATAAACCGGCTGCCTGCTTCTTGACCTTCCTCCGCTCGGCCATGCGCTTTGCGACCGCCCAAACCTCATTCACGCGGTACTCTTTCGGGCTAGTATCGCCGACTGGGGCGAGGTGTCCGAGCTTCACCCAGTTCTTGAAACTGTCCGGCCTGATGTGCACCCCGTACTCAGCAAGCGCCCGCATGATGATCGGCGGGGTTGCACTGTGCGTCCAAGCTGCCCCGATGGCGTCACGCTGACGTTCCCGCACATCCCAGTCAGTTCCGCACACCCTGCACTTGATTGTGTCTTGGAATTTGAGCGGGTTCAGCGGGTTGTCGCAAGTTACCTCGTTGAAGACAGATCCGCAGGCGCCGACGTTGATCCGTTCACCTTGGGGTTGTGTTGCTTGCAGGCATTTCTTCAGCAGCCGTGACAACTCACCCTCAACAGTCCCGGCCCAATCCATGCCCCGCAGCTTCCCCATGTTGGCGAGCAGGTAACTTGCGAGCCCTGACGAGTCGCGCCGGCTGAGGTGAATGTTGGTGAAACTGGCGAGGTCGAGGCACGTCCGCATCAGGTACTTATCCAACGCCATGTGCGCATCCAACGCGGTGTCGTTGATCGGCAGCGGCGCGTGCAGGCTACCCGACGCACTGACCCTTTCGCCGTACGAGGCTGTCAGTGACGCCCGCGGAATCGCCGTAACCAGATCCTGCACGATGCTGTCCAGCTCGCACAACAGTTGCTCCAGACGGGCACAGCATGCGTGGCACAGGTAGATGCCATCGGATGTCTCGGCGCCGCACTTGCACATCACTTGTCGTGCCACCATTCAGCTCCGCAGCGGGTGCATTCCCATTGCTGCGTTTCGTCGTCCTCGTAGGTCACGCGCTGGGCGTGGTCGATTGTCTCCCCGCAGATGCTTTCGTTCTCTTCTTCTTTGGGCTCGGTGCTCATTTGCCCCCCTCGAGTATGTGTGTAATGGCTGATGGGCAGTGGACCCCGTTGCCGCGTTGCAGTTCGATTTCGTACAACGCCTTCGCGATCCGTTCGCGGGATTCTGACTCACGGGCCAGGAGTAAGTCGTAATTGTTCGTGCGGTCGGTCATTTCTTGCGTCCCCTGACGTATTCGCCTATGTCGCGGATCAAGACAGCGGCCCATATGCCGGCAGCAAATCCCCACCACCATGATTCCAAGTTCACAGCCCGCACCTCCCGCATGCCCCGTCAATGTGGCATCCTTCCGCGATGCATTTGCGTAGCCGGCGGGTGTGGATCGCCGCGGTAAGGTCTGCCCCGTCACGCTGCATGCTGGCCTGGTGGGCTCGCAGGTCCTCGCTCATGCGGTCGGCTCCAGTGCTTTGCGGATGGCGGCTGCATCGAGCGTCCAGCCATGCTTGCCAGCCCAGTTCGCCAGCGCCTCTATCCGTTCAATCGCGGCCCGCTGTTCCCGGACCATGGCGAGGAGGGCCGCCACACGGCCGGACGCCTGAGTGGCTGCCTCCTGGATAAGCTCAACCGCGTTCGCCGCATCTGGCAGTCCGGGCCGGTTCTTGAAGTAATCGAAGTCGCTGTCCGCACCCCACGATTCAGTATGGTGCGAGCCCTTGCCAGCGATTGCAACGGCGGACAGGATGGCGTCGATACACCCGACGCCTGTCCGCTCGAAGCCGTAGTAGTAGGCGTCCATCCGCGCATCATCCGGAAGAGGTGCCTGAATCTGGCCGAGAACATCCCCGTCCCCGCCGGCCATGCTGATCAGGTGCTCGTTGTAGTCGCTCATGCCACGTACCTCGGCGCTTTCGTGTAGTTGGTCCGGCAATAGGTGCGGCCTTCGTTGTCCAGCCGCGACCACCCGTCCTCAGTGAATCCCCACGCTGAGGCTACAAGGGCTTCCTGCAACGGGAGGCGGGTGTCAGCCGGCTTGGCTTTACGGAACCAGCTCATTTCGTGGCCTCCTCAGCCTTGGCGATGTGGCGCAGTTCGATCAGCAGCTCATCGAGGACGCGGAAGTTACCGCCATCCCTCGGGATGCCTTCTGCCAGGCTGATGCAGTTCTGCAAAGTGTGTAAACGCATGGTGCTCATCTCCATTTCGTGCCCACCGCGCAAGGGTGGGGCGTAGGTCTATTCTACCGTATTGGTGCAGTGAATCACAGTGAATCGAAGGTGAAAATAATGCCGGGCTCACCTTTTCCGCCGTGACGATGATCGGGCCCGTGAACGTGCTTCCAGTCATCGTCAACGAGCAGCCCGGCGTCAACGAACCCGTCAATGCACGCTTTCGTGGTCGTGTTCAGGTTGTTCGGGTCGTACCTGCCGGCGCGATCCTTCCAGATGTGCGCCACGATCCTGACGGGGTGATCAAAGGACCATCCTGGCGGCACTGCTTCGGCTGCTGCTTCCCGCCACGCCTTCACGCGATTGGCCTTGACCATGCGGTGCAGGCGCTGATTCGAGTTCAGCCAGTCGGTCGGCTTCGGGACGAAGATTTGCAGGCTGGTCACGCCGCCATCCACCCGTCATGGTTGTCATCGGCGCCACCCTTGCGAGCCTCAGTAGCCAGGCGGCGCTCCTCGTTGCCCTCACGGCGCCCCTGCTCAAACAAGCGGTCCCATTCCTCCGGGTTGCGCTTACGCCAGCTCAGGGGGTGCTTCACGGGCTGCGCAGGACCCTCAATGGCCCGCTGCCCGGCCTCCCGTGACGCCCGGATCGCCAACGCACGCTTACGGATCGTCCCAGGATTCGGAAGATCCTGATCGTTCGCCCGGTAATGCTCAAGAACCGCCTGCTGCGCCTCGCTGTACGAAACCGGGGCCAGCGAGTGGGCCCAGATGTCGCGTGCGCCCTTCGTGACCTGCACCCGCGGGTCGTGCTGGTTGATCCAAGTGATCAGGGCTACCGTCTCGTCAAGCTGCATCTCATGCTCCTAGTTCTAGTTGTCCAGCCATTTCGGCCCGTGTTTCCTGGAGGAGGTCAAAACCTGCCTGAAGCCTGACCTGCGAACCCGTCTTGGGTTTATTTCCCTGCGCTTTGATCTTTAGTGCCTCGAACTTCTCCCGCAGCTTCGGCAGGGACAGGATGTTTGACATCCAGAACTCGTCCGTTGTCGCGTACCTGGCGACGAACAAAACCTGCTCCGGGGTGTACCCGTCCTTGTCGATCAGGAGCCTCGCCGCCCTGCGCCAGGAGTCGTTCGGCTTGTGCTTCACGTCGTTGGCCTTTAGTAGTTCAGAGAAGCCTTGAATGACCTGATCGACGTCGGGCCGATCAATCTTCGGGGAAGAAGCTTTAGCTTCTTCTTCTCTCTCTCTTTCTCTCTCTCTAGCCATTGCGATTTCGGAAGAATCGCATTGCGGATCGCTATGCGATTCGTATGCGGTTCGCATGCGAACCGCATTGGGTACCGCATTTTTGTTCCACCTGGCGGCGGCTCCCTTCTTGCCGGCCTCCACGCTGCGCTTCACGCCCTCGGATGTGCGGTTGTGTTCGGTGTAGTCGTGGACGTAGACCTTGCCATCTTCGACCTCGGGGCAGAATTCGCATTCGTGGCCCGGGATGTGCCACAGCCCCTTGTCGATCAGAAGCCTCGTGTCAGCCCCTGAGCCGCCCACTTTGCGCTGCATGGGGCCTGATGCGATCACCCCGTCCGTGAGGTGCTGTGCGCAGTACAGGACGGACGCCGCGTGCATTAGGACCGCAGTTGGTGACTCATCAAGAACGTCCATGATCTTCGGGTTGTCGAGGTAGCCGACATCAAATTGGGCAAACGCCCTCTTGTCAGCCATCCGCCGTAGTCCTCTCAGTGATTTGCAGTGACTCGGTTCTCACGCCGCGTCCTGGTAGTCGATGCCGAGCAGGCGATTGTAAAGGTCGAGCCGGCCAGTCCTCGAGAGCCTGTCGCGGAGGCGATTTTCGCGGCCCGTGTAGTCGATGGCTTTGAGGATGTAGCCGGATCCTTGGCCGATGCCGAGCATGTGCTCGATTTCGGCGATGATTTCGGGGGTTTTCAGACGGGTTGGTGCGGCGAAGTATGCTTCCCGACATGGGGGGCATTTGTGTTCGCGCATTTCTTTGTGCCTGACGAATCCTTGTTTGGTGCCGCAGATTTCGCGGTACACGGTGGGGTTGCTCATGCTGCTACCTCCAGTGCGGGGCGGTGGTTGGCGGCGAAGACCGCGCGGGCGAATCCCATGGGTGTTGCGCTGCGGAAGTTGGCTCGCTCGGGCCCGGGTGATGCGAAGTGGATGCGGTTGTCTGGTGCGCCGAGGCTTTCGTCTTTGGCAGGCTCTGGCATGATGAAGCCGCCACCAGTCCACAGGCAGGTCTTTTTGGTGTAGTTGTCGCCGGGCTCAAAGGCGGTGAAGTCTGCGGGGTGGAACGTGTGCTGCGGCTTACCGAACGCGGAGGCAAGGACGCTGACGGGGTTCTCCACGAACCAGGGGGCACCGGACAGTCTGCCGATGGTGCGGCACTGCTCTGCCACCATCACGGCCTTAGCCTGGAACATCCTGTCTGCGGCCCGCTTCGTCTCGAACCAGCGCGCCCCACTCACGGCCATGTCAGTGCATGGGGGCCAGCCGAAGACCATGGCTATGTCGTGGGTGCGGATGACGTGGCCGAGATAGTCTGCGGCGTCTTCGATGGTGCCGGCGAAGCGCGTTACCTTGTCATCCATGGTGGTCACGCCGTGCTGCGGGTCAACGAGGATGGCGCGGTAGCCGGCCTCAACCCAGGGTGTTGTCATGTTGCCCGTGAGGTCACACAGGCTGATTACTGTTTTCATTTCTGCTCTCTCTGTTCTTTGTGCTGTGCTTTGCGTTCCCGGTCGGCGAGCTTCCTTGCTGCCTTGCGTTCCTCCGTGGCCGCGCTCATGCTCTCTCCCGTTTCTGGATTTCCCGGTTTATGTACCACGCGGCTTTGCGGAGGTCCTCGAGCGCGTCGTTCTTCAGGTCTGCACGCCACACGTACTTGATGGCGTTGCCGAGGTTGAAGCCCATGTGTTCTGTGATCTGGATGCACTCGATGCCGCTGGGGTGGCCGGTGTAGTGGCTGGGGTTGTTTACCGGGTCGCTCATGCGGCGCGTCCTTTCGGGCGTTGTTGCTCGTGGACCATTGCGTCCCATTCGAAGACGCGGGGGATGAGGTCGCGGCGGTTGATGCGTTGCAGTTGCCGTTTCAAAGTGATGCCTTGGCGGTATCCGAGTGCTTGGAGGATGGCCGCTTCTCCGACGTTGCATTGGAGTAGGAATTCGAGTTCTTCGATGAGTGCTTCGTTGCGTCGTGCGGCTGCTGCTGCTCTGGCGGTGTTGGTTGCTTGGGGGATCATGCGGCGCGCCTCGCTTGGTAGTAGGCCCGCATGTAGTCGGCCTGTGCTTCCTGGCAGTCGGGGCATACGGTGACGCCGTGGTTCTGGTGCTGCCTGAATCCGGCCTTGGTGCCGCACTTGTCGCGGTTGAATGTGGGGGCTTTGCGTTGCGGGCGGGGGGCTGTGACTAGCGATAGTCCCGCCGGCACGTCATGCTTGCTGCCCCGATACTGGTAGCTCAACGCCAGCACCTGCGGAATTCGGTGTCCATGTGGTCGCACGGGGAGTGTGGGCAGGCAGCCCACGACGTGAGCGGGTGCTCTACGGTGTGCCATTTTGCGAGTGCGGCCATGTTGTCCGCCACGGTGAGATGGAACTTGCTCAAAGCGTCCTCCTTGGGGGTTCCGAGGCGCCCCCTTTTCGGGGGCGCCTACTGGGTTGATGCAGTGAATTGCAGTGACTTGCTAGTGCTCAAAAAGGCGGATCCGCGGGCCCGTTGGACCATGCTGCGGACTGCTGGGGTGCTGCTGCCCACTGGTCGGCCTGTGCGGGCCGCTGGGTCCCGTGGTGGCTCGGCGCTGGCTCTGAGAACCCGCCCGCACTGGCACCCTTCTGCTTGCGAGTCACCTTAGCGGATGCGTACTGGAGGCTCGGCCCGATTTCGTCCACCTCGAACTCGATGACGGTCTTCTTCTCGCTGGTCGTCTTGTCTTCGTAGGAGCGGGACTTGAGCCGGCCCTGTGCGATGACGCGCATGCCCTTCTGCAAGGATTCGGCGGTGTTCTCGGCAGCTTCACGCCAGATGGATGAGCGGAGGAACAGGGTTTCGCCGTCTTTCCACTCGTTGCTGTTGCGGTCGAACGTGCGCGGGGTAGAGGCGATGGTGAAGTTGGCGACGGCGGATCCGCTCGGGGTGAACCGCAGCTCGGGGTCGGAGGTCAGATTGCCAATTACCGTGATGGTGGTGTCGTTAGCCATGTTCAGTTGCTCATTTCTCGGGTTGCGTATTTGGTGAGGTTGTTGGGGTCAAAGCCGGACCACATGAGGTCTAGTTCGGGGTCGCCGCTGGAGACGATGACGACGGGCGCTTCTTTGAATCCGAGGGCCCTGATTGCTTCGGCGTCATTGGGGGAGGTGGTTACGTCCACTTCCTGGTAGCTGATGCCGCGGCGGTCAAGCCAACGTTTCGTCGCCTTGCACGGCTGGCAAGACGGCTGGGTGTATACGGTGAGGGTCATGATGCCTGTTCGGTTGGTGTTGCTGGTTCGTGGTGGTCGTCTTCTCGTACTGCTGCGAGGATTTTCTGTGCATCCTCGGGGCTGATCTTGTTCGGGTGGTCCCATGTTGCGCCGATGACATGCCCTGCTGTGGCGAGCATCTGGGGTCCCTCGCCTTCGTATCCGGCATTGGTTAGCGCGTTTTTGATTGCCTGCCACTGAGCGATCCACGGCTCAGTCTGCGGTTCGGCCAGGACCGTGACCGCGTGCTGCTTGACCTTCTTCTGACTGATGCGGACAGGGATGGTGAACGCCGCGCTGATGTGCGACATTGCGACGACTTCGACGCCGCCGACCTTTTCGCCGGCATAGATAACCTCGGGGTTGTTGGCGAGTTTGACGAGTCGCCCGATCCACTTATCGGATTCGGTGCCCCACGCGTGGGCGATGACTCGGAGCATTCCCTTGGATGGTTTCCACGGTCGCCCGTCCATGCCTTCGAGGTCGATGATGACCGGCTTGGCTGCATCGCCCTTCCGAACGTCCTTGATCGTTGCAACGATGGGCGAGCCGGTGAGGTCCGATGCGTTGATCTGGTCAGATTTGGCGACAAGCGCCTGTGATATGTCCATTAGAAGGTGATCTCCACTTCTGTGTTGATGCCGAGTAGTTCCTCGGCTTGGTAGATGGCCCACATGGGCAGGCTGATGAGGTCGGCGTTGGGGTAGCCGGGCCAGGTGTTAGTTTCGACGCATTCGCGGTAGATCCGCTTTGCCCGGTCGTTGAGCTGCCTGCCGATATTGATGGCTTCGATGTCCAGTTCAACCACGGACACAAGGTAGGGTGCGGTCTTCTCGACGAGGACGAACTTGAACGGCAGTTCTTCGCCGGTCGCTGCTTTGACGCCGTCAATGTAGTGCGCGGCGGACTGGTGATAGCCGAAGTTGTGGGCCGTCTTGCCGAACTCGTTAGGGTCGGCGTTGAGCGTCGTCTTCAGGTCCACGAGCATGCCGGGCTTCCATGCGTCCGGGCGGCACTTCAAGGTGAGTCCATCCTCATCCCAGAAGACGGACTGTTCGGCCTTGTGGCCCCGGAATAGCTCCCGCGCCACAGGATGATCCATGGCAGCCTCGTACATGCTGGCGACTTGATCCATTTCCTTCTTGAGTAGCGGCTGCCTACCTTCAGCCAGCGCCTCCGCCTTGGCTTCCTTGGCTGCCTTGGTGAGCCAATTGTCGGCCTGAATAACGGCAATGCCGGAGATATCGTTTTCCAGGATCAGCGAGTGTGCCGCCGTCCCCAGCGTGAAGGCGTCGGAGAACTTCGGGTGCGTCTTGTCGTGCTGGTAGTGGGCCGGCGTGCGGGTGGCCAGCGTCTTCAACGACGTCGAGCCGATCGCCGGATCCTTGTGATAATCGGTGTTGCTGATGCCGGGGTAGATGCCAGCCTTCATAATGCCTTCTTTCGTAGGTTCTGATTCTATCCTGTTTCACTGACTTTTTGCAGTGATTCGCAGTGAGTCGGCGGGCAAAGTTATTCGATGTCGTTCAGGTCGAGCGGGGTGGTCATGGCGTCATCTTGCTGGCATGCGCAATTCTCGGGACACATGCCGGCGCTCGGTCGAGTCGGCTTGGGCGGGTCTTCGTCCTGCCAGTCCCAGCTCAAAGCACGCCGCCCATGATGACGCCGACGAGATCCGGCGCGAACTTGTCCAAGTACCGCAACGCCAGCCGCTCCTCCTCCGGGTTCCGCGGTACGTGGTTGAGAACGGCCTGCTTGCTGAACGTACGGACCTGCTGGACGTTGCTGTTCTGGGGGTGCTGGGCGTTCACTGGTTCTCCTCGGTGTATGCGTCGTGGTGGCTGCGGTCGTTACAGGCCGGGTCTGGGTCTGAGTAGTAGGTCCAGATGTTGCCGGTAAGTTCGCGGCGGACGGTGCAGGTCGGGATGTGGCTCATGGCTTGCCGCCCTTGTGGATGTAGTGCTTGCAGATGGGCCGGATGGTTTCGCCGAGGAAGTCGAGGAGGTGCGCCCTATAGGATCGCCAGCCATAGGGGCCTGCCTTGTGAATGACGACGGTCTTGGGAGTGTGCTGGAACGGGTTCCGCAACGGGGCGATCTCCCACGTGTAGCAGAGTTTCCGGTATCGGCGCTGGGCTCGAGTGCGGTTCACGGCTTCCTCCTGGCTGGTTGGGTGATGAGGCGGGCCGACTCGATGCCGAAGTAGACGGTTGCGACTAATAGCAGGGCGGTCATGCGCTTACCTTTTCTTCTGCCCGCGCGAACGGTTCGGCGCAGGCCAATAGTTCGCTGATGGACGCGTTGATCTGGGCGGTGACGCGCTCGGTGAGTTCGAGGGTGTTGTCCACGGTGCCGGCGTTGTTCACAACAAGGTCGGGGTGGGTGCCGCACTCGACAGACTCCAGCTCCTCGAAGTCGGTGATGAGCTGGTTGAGGTCGGCGCCGTTCACGCGAGCCCCGATAGCCGCGTTCATCGCCGCCTGGGTTCGACGTGCCCGTGCGATCCACTCGCGGGAAGGCTCATCCCACAACGTCTCCGCAACGTGCTGCTTGGCGTAATGGCGGACCAGCCAGCGGGCGTGCATGTTGCTTGCGGGGATCACTTGGTGGCCTCCGGGGTGTAGAGGACGGTAATGGGGAGGTGGGCCTTGTCGTCAAAGTTGCTGGTACGATCGATCCACTCGCTGCCGGGACGCAGCCATCCAGGCTCGCCTTCCGCGTACCAGTTGTCGTACTTCTGGAATACGATCCGTCCCCGCGTTTCAATCAGGGAGTCGTCCGGCAGTCCATCGAGTTCTTCGGCGTTCGTGATCGCGCGGGGCTTCGAGTAGCCCGCGGCGAGGAGTTCATCCGCTACAGCTTCTGCGTCTCGCTGGGAGTAGCCACCGAAGTCTCGCGTCTCTGTTGACCAGATGGCGGTTACAAGTTCGTCCCGGGCGCTCACTTGCGGTATCCCTTGGTGAGGTCAACGCGCTTGCCAGTTGCGACGGCTCCGAGCTGGCGGATGTCTTCGCTGAACCGTTCGGCGGTCCAGGTGCTGCGGTGCTTAGCGGTGCTCATTTCGTTTCTCCTTCTAGTGCTGCTCGGATGTCTGCTACCCAGTACTCTTGTGCCGCGCCGTCTTCGGTTTGGATGAATACCTTGTCTGGGCTTATGCGGGTGATCGCGATGGGAGCCGTTCGGGTCGTGGACCAGATCGTTGTGCTCATCCCCATCACGCGGCTTCTGCGTTCATCGGTTCCTCCGGGCTCTCGTGCCCACATTCGGGCGGGTCACTGGTGGTGCGGGTTTCTTCGTCATGCTGTCGAGGATTTGTTCCACATGGGTTTCGCGGAACCGGATGATCCCCTTCGCCGTCGTCCTCATGTGCGGCCACTCATGGAGCCGGTTGTAAACGGATGTCGGGGAGATACCGAGGAAGCCGGCGAGTTCCTGGACCGTGAAGAACCGTTCATCAAAAACGGTCATGCGGCGAGATGTGCGGTGAACTTCTCCCGCTGTAGTGCCAGTGCCTTGTGGATCTTTCGCTCGTATCGGGGCGTCTTGCGCTGAGTGTGGTTTTCAAGGGCCGTGATGTAGTCGGCGCACATTGTGGCCGTCCAGTTGTTGCGGTGGATCCAGCGCGCTTCGATGTTCCAGCGCGGGTGCTCGGTGTTGCGGGCCTCGGTTTCGGCAGCGAGTCCGGCACTGCGGGACGGGTAGACCTTGACCCGCACCTTGGCGATTTGCGGCGCCCACCATTGGGTGCTGCGGTGGCGCTTGATGCGTTGCTCGGGTTCGTGGCTGCACCCCACGTAGATGAGGCGGCTCTCGTTGTCGTAGAGGCGGTAGACGTAGTGGTTGGCGTTCGCGAGGTCGCTCATGCTGCCAGCTCCATTTCGTCTTCGACATCGAAGCACTTGATTGCAAGCGGCTTGAGGTCGAGGGCCTTGGCAATCCTGGCGAGGTGGATGTTGGAGAGGGGCTTGCGCCCGGCTTCGATGTTGGCGAGGTGCGGACGGCTGATGCCGGCTGCTACGGACAGTTCGAGCTGCGTGTAGCCGAGGCGTTCGCGGAACCGGTGGATGGTTTCGCCGACTCGCTCGTGCTCTGGGTTCCTAGGGGCTTTCCCCGTTCTCACTGTGTTCATGGGAAGAGACTAGCAGCAATGTGAAACATTGGGAAGCGGGGACCGGAAGAAAGTGGAAACAAGTAGCAGTCGAGAAAAGTTCCGCATGATTCCGGGGCCAAATCGGCCACTCTCGAATATTTGTTCGACTGCTAATCTGCCTATGTTTCCGCTTTTCCTGCCCCCAACTACCGATTGGCGAATATTGATGTTTCTTTTTGACCGGTGAGAGTGTGTGGCTATCAGCAGGAACGGGAATTGAGCCCCCCGCTCCACAAGCGGACAAGAGCGGTTGCAAGTAGAGACAGGAAGAAGCGAGTAGTCGTCTTCCGAAAGTCGCGTAAACCTTCCCCTTGTCTCCCATTAGACGTATAGACAGGATTCGGACATGGACATCACATCAGAGCAGATCAAGTCAGCCCGTGAACGCCGCATGATGACCCAGCAGGAGTTGGCGGACGAGGTTGGGGTTTCGCTTCGTACGGTGGGGAGCTGGGAGCGGGGCGAGACGGTGCCGCGCAACCGTATGGGCGCCGTTTCTGAGGCGCTGGGTATTGAGGTGGAGGGCGAGCGTGATTTCGGCCCCGCAGCGATCCGCCGGCGCCTCGGAATCCTCGCTAAGCAGCGTCGGGAGCAGCTTGGTTTGGCGCGGATACCTTTCGCGCGGCACGCTGGTATGCACGATCAGGCTGTGATGCAGTTTGAGTATGCGCAGCGTTGGCCGCGGACTGCGACGTTGCGGAAGTTTGAGAACGCGCTGGGGTGGAAGCCGTTTATCACTGAGGACATTCTGAGTTCGTCGCGTCGGGCGTCAACGATTGAGTTGGCTGACCTGGATAACCCGGCGGTTGCTCAGCCTCGGCCGGGGTCGATTCCGTTGGCTGGTGTTTCGACGGCTGATTTGTTGGCTGAGCTGGTGCGCCGGAACGATGCTGCGGTGAGGGCCGCGGCTGAACCGACCCAGCACCTTTTCGACTTGGCGGCCTCGGATGAGCACGTTGAGGGCGAGGATGACCGGGACTAGGTGACCCACAGCACGGCAACAAAAGTTCACCCAGCTAGGGTATTTCGGCCCTGACCTGCACCGTTACGTTCGTGTTACCGAATCCTCACTTTTCGGTAATGAATTTGTGACAGATGTAACCTGCTTTTTGGTCAAAACTGTCTGCCCGTAATCGTATCTTTATTCGAAGGGCGGTCGTTGGGGTCGCCCGTAAGACGCGGGGGTTTGTTGTGGTTGCTGTTGTGTTCGGTCGTTTGCCTGAAGGTGTTCACGGGTACACGGATGGTACGAAGATTTACGTTGATGACCGGTTGAGTGCTGAGCAGTTGTTGTGCACGCTCGTTCATGAGGGCATCCACATTGAGCGGGGGCATGGGACTAAGCAGCTCGAGTCCGTGGAGATGGCCGTGCGTTATGAGACGGCCCGGCGGCTGTTGCCCCTGGACAGGATCGCCGGCGCTTGCAAGTCCGGGAAGCTGTCAGAGATCGCTAGAGGGCTCGGGGTGACTAAGCGGGTGTTGATGGACAGGGCCGTGACGTTGACGGACCAGGAAGCGTCTGACGCCGGCTGTTGGGACTGCCAAGCCTGCCCGGCCATTGCGATGCGGGCGCAGAGGATGGTCGCCGCGGCATAGACACAACAAAGCGCCCCCGTTTAGAAGCAAGCGGGAGGCGCTTTTTTGTGGGCAAATCATGTTGACGGCGTCAACAACAGGATGTAATCATTGCGACTCACTGCGACTGAATCAGTGAAAAACGGTGAGTGGATTCCGCGGATTCTAGGGAAATTCGCTAGATGTAGGGGATTTTGGGATGACCGGAGGCGGGTTCGAGTCCCACCTCGGGCACAAGTAAATACAGGGATGTAGGCCTGTTCGTTGACGTAGATCTAGTATTCGTTGACGAGAGTTGAGATAATGGAACTGATGAATACTATTGAGTTGGTTCCGAATGGCTAACATCCGATCACGTAAACGGGCCAACGGGAGCGAGTACTTCACAGTCTCCTGGCGGGACGGCAGGCAGCGCGGCATTTCGTTTGACACGAGCGCCGAGGCGCAACTGTTCAAGCGCTCCTTGGAGGTCAACAACAACTCCTTCGAGGTAGCCGAGGCCGTCCTGCTCGCACACCACAATGGGGCGCGCACTGTTGACGAGGTCGTTGACGAGCACATTGATCTGCTCGTGAAGCCCACGAGCCAGACGATCCGCAATTATCGGAACATGCTGGAGATGCACATCACCCCGCATCTCGGCGGAATTTCCGTGGGGGATCTGTCACTGCGTCACCTGACGGCGTGGATCCGCGCAATGCAAGATAAGAAGCTTTCGCCTAAGACGATCCGCAACGTTCACGGACTCATCTCGGCGAGCATGGAGACCGCGGCCCGCCTCGGCTACCGCGCCGACAACCCATGCAAGGGTGTTGACCTGCCTACGATGGCCCATGCCGAGGATAAAGAGCAGTTCCTAACTTGGAGTGAATGGCAGCTCATCTATAAGCACATCCATATTACGTATCAGCCGCTCGCGTTGTTCCTGGTAATGACGGGGGCGCGGTTCGGCGAGGCTACGGCGGTGACGGTCGCGGACTTCAACTGGCGGAATGTGCCGGCGACGGTGCGAATCAATAAGTCCTGGAAGCGCGACGGGGACAACGCCTACTATGTGGGCTCGCCTAAGACCGCATCGTCCAAGCGGACGGTCGCAGTGCCGCCCGCGGTGACTGAGGCGATCCTGCCCCTCACGGAAGGCGTCTCAGGGGATGGCCTGATCTTCCGAACGAAGTACAACGGGCGTATCGCCCAGAAGTACTTCTGGGTTGCGTGGACCAATGCGCTTGAGTCGGCCCGCTTAGAGGATCCGCTGTTCAGTAAGACTCCACGCATCCACGACCTGCGCCACACGTCAGCATCCTGGGCGCTAGAAGGCGGGCTCACCCTTTATGAGGTGGCCCGCCGACTAGGGCATTCATCTACTGCAACGACTGAGCGGGTTTACGCCCACCTCATGCACACCAGCATGGCGAAGGGCGCGGACGTGATGGGGCGGGCGCTCGAGCGCTAGGCTGCCTTGCGCCTCGGCTTGCGAGGCTGGAGCGCCACCACTTCAGCCAGTCGCGCCAGGTCGGCTCGAGTGTCCCGCTCTATCTTCAAAGCTTTATTCAGCGCCCCTCGCTCGGCATTGGCCTTGCGGCACAGGTCGCACCGGCATTTGTAGATGCTCCCATAGCGGGTGATCGTGCCATGCTCGGGCGTGGGCCTGTCGGCTAGCGTCTTTGCCTTGTGGTGTTCAGTGCAGAGAATCTGGCACTTGGCGAGTTCGGCGTCGCGCCGGGGGATTGCCCACGTCCAGACGCGATGTGAGACTTTCTGGCTGGGGTCGATGTGATCGACCTCGAGGCTTTGCGTGGTTCCGCACTGGACGCAGGATTTGCCTGCCATCCATTCGGCGCGACGCGCCGCAGCCCATCGCCTTTTGTATTCGCGCATATCTGAGGTAGCGTTAGTCAAGTCGGACTCCTAGAGATAGTTCGGCCATAACCCCGGATGCTTGCAGGCATCGCGGGGTTGTTTTGCGCGACAATCTTAGTCCATTTCACTGTGATCGTCCAGTGAATCACAGTGATTACGCGCCAACGCAAAAAAGCCCCCACCCTCCCGTAGGAAGATGGGGGCTTAGCTTGCGCGCGCGGCGCGTCTGGGGCGTTGGGTTCCCGGACGCACGGTAGACGATACTACACGGTGTTTCAGGCGAGGACGTTGGTTGCGAGCGGCGTTTCGTGGGTGCTTATACTGATGCGATGGAAGCTCAGCGACTCTTGGACCTTCAGGCCGAATACACTGCGGCGAGCAATGACCCGTTGGGGGCGTTGCAGGATGGGCGTGAGGCCCCGCAGATCGCCGCCGAGTATGGCGCGGCGTTGCGGGAGTTCTTGGGCGTTTAGGCGGGCACGAGCGAGCCGTCAGGCCCGCGCCGGTACGTGTTCGTTGCCGCAGATACTGTCCCGCCGCCGATCTTCGCTTTGATGGACGCTGCGAGTCGTGGCGCGAGGTCGGACGTGTTGACGTAGCCGTAGGGGTGGAGCGAGTCTGACGCGTCCGCGGAGTTCCACCATCCGATTGTGTCCACGTAGGTGACGCGGGTCGGGTTGGAGCATGCCGCGATGCCTGCCTGGATTGGCGCGGCTTTTGTCTGCAACCAGCCGGCGAGTACGAAAATGGTTGGTTTCGTTGTGGCGGCGAGCCATTGGTTTAGTAGCGCCGTGGTGTCGGTGGTTACGGTTGCGTCTGCCGATGCTGAGTCGTTGGTGCCGATGTGGGCGACGATGAAGTCCGGTTCCTGCGGCACTGTCAGCGACCGCGCCTTCGTGTCCCAGAGGTACGGGGCATTTGTCGAGAACTTTGGAACGTTCCCATTCCCCGATTTTGAGATACCGGTTGCGCCGAACCCTACGACGCCGACCTCTGCGCCGAGCAGGTGGGTGAGCGGGAAAGCCCATGCCAGGCGGGAGTCGTTCCGCAGCGGGTCGGTGGCGGCGTTCATATTCAGGGTGCGGACGCCCTCGGTGATGGAGTCCCCGAGGCAGAGCCCGTAGAGGTTCCGCTTTCGGGTGAGCCTGGTACTGATGACCGTATCCGCGGTGAGGCCGGTGAAGATGATGGCGGTGTTCTGCGGGCTCAGCCACCGGTTCTGCGTCTCAGTGCTGGACACCATGATGATTTCGACGGTGTGGCTGCCCCATGTGGTCCCGGCGGGGATGGTGATGGGGATGGATGCGGCGACGTTGGAGTCCTGCCATGACCCGCCGTCAACCCGGATGCCGACGCGGGAAGCTTGAGCGGGCATGTTGGTCACGTCGAACGTTGCCGCCAGCGTGGTCGGCGCCCCGGTGAAGGTGAGGCGCAGGTATGCGCCGGCATTGATGGTCTTGGCAGCGGTCGCGGTGACATCCCAGTTGTAGGGGGAGTAAACGATGTTCGCGTCGTTCGGGGCGATGGTGCTCAAAGCATGACCTCCCATTTGTCATCAGTGAGCCAGTCAGTGGGCTGAAACGGCCCGAAGTAGCGCACGGAACCGCCCGGTGCGGCGACTGGCCGGATCGGGTAGGAGCGCACGGCAACGTCCATGGTAGCTGATGTCATGTGGGCGAGGAGCAGGGTGCGGCCCTCGACAACGCCCTCAGATGTTGCCGGGGTGAACGCTGCCTTGTAGCGGGTGCCGACGCTGAGGCGGATCTCGTCCAAGCTTCCCGGCCAGTCGTACAGTGACGAGCTGAACAGTCCGCCAATATCAAGGTTCGGGGACCATGCCTTAGCGATAGAGGGGGCGTTCAGGCTGATCACCTGCCCGTCGATCCAGAAGCCTTTGAGGTAGGTGATGCCGCTGATGCGGGTCAGTTCGTAGGCGATGTGATGCCAGGCGCCGTCGCAGATGTTGATGGTCGTGTTGACGCGGGATGGCGTGTCACCGGAGATGCTGATCACCGCGTACCCTGTGGTTCCGATGGCGCCAACCCACAGGTTGCCGCCGTGTGACCATGCGACCATGGGGTTTGACCCGGCGGCGGGTGCGGCGGCGTAAACCCACCCTTCGACGGTTACGCTCGTGCCGATAGGTTCGGGGGCGACGCTGGAGGCGGTGAGCACTGCCCCGCGCAGGGCCGTTCCGCCGAACTTCGCAGGCGTTCCGTAGACGGGCGTTCCCCGCACAGTGGTTGCCGGGCCCGTGGACTTGGTTGCGCCCCAGACAAGGGAGTACGCCCCGTTGACGGTCAGCACTTCTACGGCGCCTAGGCGTCCGTCCTGCGTGGACGCGGTCCAGTTGGAGGCGTTATAGGAGGCGCCGGAGGTGAAGTTGGCAATCGCGGCGACAACGTCACCGTTCGGGGCAATGACGCGCTGGCCTGCAACATACGCCGTGGTTGCTTTCCATGCCGGGACGTAGCCAGCCGTTTCGAGCGTGCTCAGGCGGGCGCGGTCGGCGCCTACCGCGCCATCAGTGTAGGTCTTCGCGTCCGCCACGGCGTTCGTGCGGGCGTTGGCGATGTCCGTGTCCTGCGTGGCGTTCTTCGCCTCGATGACGGTCAGCCTGCCGCGGGCGTCCTGGTGCAGTTCCTCGGATTTCGCGGCGTTCGCGGTGATGACGTTGTCACCGTTGCGGACCAGTTCGGCCCCGTCCGGCTTCTGGAACCCGAGCGGGGTTGTTGTTATAGCCATATGCGGCGTCTCCTTAAATACGAAAGGCGCCCCAAGGGGACGCCGCTAATGGTTAGTTCGGCTACGCTTCGTGGGCGCCGGGGGTGTTGCTTGCCGGGGTGTTCGGCAGGGCGAGGCCCGCAGCGCCGGTGCCGAGCACGGCGGTCACGATGTTGACCACGAGCGGGATAGCGTCACCGGGGATGAGGCGGAAGAACTGGAGCAGCGGGATAGCCGCGAGCACGATGCCGTAGATGTAGGCGCGAGTCTTGGGGTCTTTGATGTTCATCTACTTGCCTCCGAGTCGTGCGGCGAGTTCGTCGGCTACTTCTTTGGCGATGCCTGCGGGGATGATGCCAGCGAGAGCATCCGCCACGGCTTTCACGTCTGTGGATCCGGGCTTGATCGCCTGAACGAGCTTCACGATGTAGCCGCCGTCGTCCTTGTTCAGGGTCTTCCCAAGGGCTTCCATGACTGCGGCGAACTGGGCGTCACGGGTGTTGTTCATGTACGCGCCGTCAGCGACGTTGAGCACGTCAGCGTCTTTGATGCGCCCGTTGATGCGGTCGGCTGCGGCGAGTAGTCGCTTCTGTTCCGCGTCGGTGAGTGCCATTAGGAAGTCTCCTTCGATTACGTCGCCTTGTGAGGCGAGGGTGAGGCTGGTCATTACGGGATACCCGGCTACGTCTTCGGTCCAGCCGAGGTAGATGAGTGTCATGTCGTAGCGGGCGTAGTAGTTCATGAGGTCGGACAAGTCGAGGTGGTGGTGCGGGACGTTCGCGTAATCCGATGTCGAGTACACCGAACCGTCCGGCGCCATAAGGGCGACGTGCCCAGCCGGCTCATTAGCGAGGGAGAACCACACCGGCAACCAGACGCCCTTGGGGAAGTTCCGGTCCCGGTGCTTGCTCGAGGATGCTTCCCAGGCGGCGGTCGCGGTCGGGTACGCAGCGGGCAGGTTGAACGCTTGCCGGACATATTGCAGGCACCAGCCCGGCTGACACGGAATGTTCGGGTTCGGGGTGATGAGTTGTCTCATGCCTGCTCCTGCGTGTTGTCCGGTTTTTCGAGGTTGGGCCAGGGGCGTAGTTCCCGGTCGGTGACGCCGTGCTCGGTGCAGTCGCGGCGGAGCTGGGATGCATACTCTTCGATGCGGCGGCGGTTGCGCGCTTCACGGTCGGCCCGCTCGCGTTCCTTTTCGGCGTCGGCCCACGCCTCGTTCCGCTGGTCCTTCAGGGACACGTTGCGGATCCGCTCCCGACCGGCGGCGCCGCTGAAATACTTCATGAGACCGTTCACGAGGGCGAGGAGCGCGCCGGAACCGCCCAATGTTCCGAGGACTGTCACGAGTAGTTGTGTTGAGTCCACGCGGGCCTACTTTTCTGGGTCGTAGGCGTAGTGCCGTATTTTGACGAGGCGGGCGGCGAAGGCCAGGATCGAGAAGATGACGAAGCAGATGGACGCTACCCGGACGCTGACTTGTGTGATGGGTAGTGCTGCGATGGCAACCCCGTAGACGGCGAGTGCTGTCATGCAGAACCCGGACGCGGCGCGTTCAAGCCACCAAATGCCTGGCAGGACGGATACGGTTCCGAGCCCGCCGCCGATTAGGAGCATGGTGCCCCATGCGATCAGCAGAGTGTGGCCCAACGCGGTCTGCACGGTGCGCGGCGGATCCGTGACCACAGCAAGCCCGAGGACGCCGATAGCGATGTAGGCGAAGAAGTAAATCACGGACAGCGCCCGCGGTTCCTGCACCCGGAGCCACATGCGATGAGCAGCCTCGGCGAGTTTCTGATTGCGCATAGTGTGCCTCCCGGCGTGTTGTGACCTGCCGGGTTGGCGGTCGTATAGGGTTGGTGCGGTGTGGCCCTGGAGCGCAAGTCCGGGGCCACGCGTTTTTTGTTGGTTAGATGTACCAGTTCACGGAGATGAACAGTGTGTAGCCGGTTCCGAGGCTCACGGAGCCGCCGGACGTTGACCGCCCAACGAGTGCGCCGCCGGTGTTGATGACGAGCTGGGGGGTGGAGTTGTAGACCCCGGTGTTGGTGTTCACGGTCCCGGCGAAGAACGCGTTATCCGAGGGGCGGAACCCGGACGGGATGATCGCGGACGTGAGTGTCGTGTCAGCAACGTTGATCAGGATCGACGGGCCCGTGCGGACGAGCTGCAACGTTGCCGTGACCTGCGCGAGACCGTTGACGACTGTCCGCAAAATGCCGCCCGTGATAGTCCACAAACCATCAGGGGTGGCCGCGGTGGAGACGATCACGGGCGAGCGGTTCCAGGCCGTGCCGTCCCACACTTCGGTAGGCCTGCCTGTAACGTCGAGGCGGCGCACGGTCAGCCCGTCGTACTTCGTGAGCGCGTCCCGTGCCGCCTGGTTCGCTACCTTGACGGTCACGTTCGCCGCTTTGAATGCGCTGGCGACATCGTCGGCAAGGTTGTACGGGTCGCCGTTAGTAAAAACCGTGACACCGTTTTCAAGTGTTTGCATTAGCTACTCCAAGAGATAATGAGCTTGCCGAACTCGGGATTGTCGAGGCGTGACTGGAATCCCACGTAGGGGTCGCCTGAGATGCTGATTCCGCCGCCCGCAACAAGGGTGGGGGCGAAGCTGAGGGGAAGGTCCGTGTAGCCGCCGGCGTAACCTTGCGGAACAGAGATGTCGAACGGGCCGGTGACGCGGTTCACGTCGGTTCCTGGGCGGGATTTGCTGGTGTGGGCGTAGGCGTGGATTGTTGCCGTGCCTGAGGCGCCGACGTTGAGGCGTGCCGGGACTTTGAATAGGATCCGGGTGATGGTCTTCCCGGCAAGTTCAGGCTTCGGGGTTCCGTAGAACCACGAGCCCGTGAGTGTGTAGCCGCCCCACGTGCCGGAGTAAACGTCTTCACCGCCGCGCTGGGAGGTAGCCCAACGCCCCCAGCCGCCGACACCCCACGTATCGGAGGCGGTCGCGGACAGTTTCGTTTCGCCGCTCGTAGCCGATGACGGCGGCGGCGGGGGCGGTGATTGCGGGACTGTTGCGACCGCGGCTATCTTGCCGATAATCGTGGCCGTGGCAGCATCCCACGTCAGGTAGACAGGATCGCCAGGTGAGTACGTGCCGATGAATCGGGTGGTCGTGTATGAGCCGCCATCGTCGCCAGTGAAAACAACCTGCGACACGCCAACGGATAGCACCGTGCCCGTTGATGGGCGGGGCTGGTCCGTGTACCCGCCGATGACGAGCGCCGAGGACTGACCCTTGCCGTCGTTCGTGACATCGACAACGATTTTGCCGTCCTGCAAAGGCTGGATCGGGTCCAGCCAGCGGGCGTCCAAAAGGTTGTCGCCGAGTTTCGCCCACCACTTGCCACCATCCCAATAGGCGGTGCCGAAATAGCGGGTCGTCTTACCCGGATCCATCGCGCCCATCGTGTACTTCAAACCGGGCACAATGGCCTCCTAGGGCAGGTCGTTCCAGATGATCGGCGGGAGTTGGCCCCAGTTCGCGGGCATGCGGTCCCATGTCAAGGCGGGGAGTGTGCGGGTAAGGTTCTTCGCCCACTCGGTACGGCCCAGCGCGTTGATAACGTCGCCGTACGAACACGTCACGGTCAGCGAGGTTCCGGTCGGCACAGTTGAGCCGCCGCGACGAATAGAGGTGACAGTTCCGGGGAAGTAAGCAACATGCCCCGCGGCGACAGGGCAACCGACTTCGATGCGGTCACCAGCCTGCAACTCAGGGCGCGGGACCGTCTCAACCGCCAACTCGATAGCGAGTGACGCGAGGAACCTGTCCCGCAGCTCGGCGGCGTAGTAGTCAGCCTGTGCGCGGGTCGTGATCATCTCGGACGAGTAAAAATCCGGCGCCTTACCGTGCGGTCCACCCCATCGGAGCGGGCCCGTCTCGACAGTCGCTGACCCGCGAACCGGCGAACCGTTCCTCGAATCCTTGCCCTCAACAATCCACTTATTGAACAGGCCATCGATGGACTGTTTGCGGCCCACGGACACGAGCGACACTTCGGGTTCAACACGCCAAACAGGCGCGCTCATGACCGGGTAGATGTGGCACTCGCCGTCGCCGCCCATCCGGTACCGGGCATTCACGCGCGAGGCAAGATCCTGGACAGCCTCGAGCCGTTCCTTATCGAAGACCAGCCGCGACGACACGTTTGTGTCCGTTACGCCAGGATCCACAGCGGTCGGGAAATAGGCTGCGGTGAGGTTGGCAATCTCGGACAGGACTGTTGCCGTGCGCGGGGATCGGGGCGCCTCGAACTTGTCCCGGTCCACGTCGAAAGTCAGGTCCACAGCCTCAAGCTTCACAACACCAGTCGTCACATACCGGCGCCGTTCATGCGGTGCGGTGGGTGAATCTGGTGCATCTAGCCCGAACTCGTCAATAATGCGCGAATCAACCGCCGTTGTCGGTTCATTCCCAACCACCCGGAACCAGCCAAAGTTCACCGCACCAGCACCGCCCACGGTGTAGATGACCTGCAACTCAGTGCCCGCCACGGATAGCGGATCATCGAACCGCCACGCCCCCAACGAACCATCAGGATCCGCCACAGTCAGGGACAGCTTCTGCCCGATCTTCACACTGTCGCCGGCGTCATCAGACACAGACCAGTCGATAACATCCAGCGGCTCAGGCAACACCAGCGAACCGTCCCGCCACGCCCAAACCGTCAAACTGTCAGCCGGGCGCGAACCATCCAACGCAGCAAGGGAACCCTCATCAATCAAACGCACACTAGCCTCCGATGGGGTTCTTCAAATCATCCAAATACTTCTTGCCCGCCATGCGGTCCTGCTTCTGCTGATACGTCGAAGTCAGGAGCGCGACATCGCCATACGTGAACGTCGCCGTTAGGACCTTGATCGTTGGGGCGGCGACAACATCGCTCTTTAGGTCCCAGCGCGTCAGGTTCCCGCCCCACGACACATCAACCGGCAACTGAACCGCCGAAGCATTAGCCAAGAACAAAGAACCTGGCAGCGTCCGCGTACCCCAACCAGGCAGGGGCCTGAACAACAGTTGCGCCGAAGACTTCAACAAGTTCTCCAACCGGGCGTTCTGCTCAGCCGAACGCGTAGACATAGACGTGTCCAAGCCGCGCTCAGCCATCCGCTGACCAAACAACGCCAACGGCTTACTGCTGCCCATGATGTTGAACACCTGCACATCGGCCTGATACTCCAACTCCGACAAAGCCGAAGACCGCAAATACGTTTCATCCGTCGAATCGCCCACAACAGGCACTGCAGACTGTGGAACAAGCGGATCCATGATCCAGCCCGTCACAGCAGCAACCGTCACCGCTGAAGAAGTGACACGGCTAGCACCAGACGGGCCGCTAATCACCTCAACCTCATACGAGACAGGCCGACCAAGCGGGGCATCAAAATCCACAACATACGACGAATCAGTCATGCTGACACGGCGGGCCCCGCGGACAGGATTACGTTCCCCATCCGCGTTACGCCACACCGAAACAACCGAAGCCGAACCAGTGCCCAACCCCGTAACCGTCACCCCAACACGCGGGCACGGATCCGACAACAACGCCTCAACACTTACAGCAACCATCAGCGGCCCCTCCTCGAAAATTGGGACTGCGAATCAGCAGCCTGGATAGCAGACGAAGCGATCCGGTATTGGCGGGCGTCCAGTTGTTCGTTACCGATCATCACCGTTACGGCAGGGGCGGAAACTGTGACCGCGCTGCCTCCCGCCGTGGCGAACGATTGCGCCGAATACAAGCCGCCCGAGGCGTAACCAGGCAGCTTCGGGAACGTCCCGGCATTGATGGCCGCAAGCTCCCGGTTGTAACGCCCAGAGGATCCTCGGTTGATGATCCATTCGCCGGCATCAACGCGCGCCATCGGAACGCCAGCCGACGAGATCCCAAGGAACCCGTCAGTCGTAGCCGTGCCAGGCCCGGACGTGGGCAACTGCCCACCGTCCGCATAGCCCGGCAGGCGACCGCCAGTAGCCTTCGGGCGGGCGATGCTGGCGGGCGGGGCACTCGATGCTGGCAAGCCGACCAGCTTCTCAAACGTCGTTTTGTATGTGTCAACGCTGATCGTGACCTGCCGAGGTATGTTGTTCAGAGCGCCCGTGGTGAGGTCGGCCATCCGCTTTGCCTCGCTCGACATCCACGACTGGATGCTGACACCATCAGGCACGCCCAGTACCGAGCGCGCCAAGGCTTCGGCCTTAGTGCCCGTGATGCCGAACTGCCCAGCCGCAGCGAGGAGGCCGTTGTAGGTGTTGCTTAGGGCGCCTTGTAGTTCTCCGTTGCTGGCACCAGCAGTAGCCATGGCTTGAGCGTTTCGGATGCCAGCCTGAGCGACACCATCGAACATGGCCTGATTCTTGATGCCCTTTTCGGTGGTGTTGTCGAACGCCGTACCGAGGCTGCCGATCTTCCCGCCAGTCCCGTCCGCGTTCAAACCCATGTCGAGGAGTGCCTGCGACCAGTTCCGCGACGCATCGCGGGCGCTAAGTTCACTCAGCCCAGCATCAAAAAGTGCCTTCGCAAACTTTTCAACACTGAGCACGGTCCCGTCAGCGCTAAGGCCAAGCTCGTCAAGAGCTTTAGCCACTTCCGCGGTCGGCTCTTTAGCGCCGGCCGCGGCGGTGCCGGCGCCCTCGATAGCCGCACCAGCGGCGCCGGCGGATGTCGGGATCTTGCCGAGGGCGATGTCCAGGAGCGTCTGATCGTCCGTGGCGAGCCCGGACGCCTTGGCTTGATCTTCAAGCTGCTTCCGGTAAGCGGGCATCAGGTCGAGGAGTTGCTTTAGCGTCCCGCTGGATCCATCCGTGGCCTTCGCCATCGACTGAAACGAAGACGCAGCCTTATCCGCATCCACCGACGCGAGCTGTTCACCCAGCGCCTTCATGCGCTCCCGCGCCTTATCAGACGTCGAAGTCACATCAGCCATGCCGAGAGACAGGATCTTTATGCCGCCGACAACGAGATTGTCGATATTTCCCATCAGGCCCGGATCAGCGATACCCTCAATGGCAGCCTGGAAATCGTTGACGCCATCCTTATGCTGCACAAGATCCTGGAAGGACTTACTCAGCGTGTCAGCGCCAACGGCGCCCTGCGCCGCCTGCCCACCAAACGCCTCGAGCGCATCGCCGGTTTCACCGGTTGGGGCTAGAATTTTGTCAAGCGCAGGCTGGGCTGCGGCTGCTGCCACAGCAACGGCAGTAAGCCCCGAAGCGGCGCCAGCGGCGATCCTGCCCGTCTTCGACAGCGCGGCGTTAGCCTTAGACCCAGCCGGGGCCAGCAACTCCATCGCCTCGCGTGTCGCCGCGATCTTTGGAATGACGGTAATCAGCGCGCCGCCGA